ACAAACTTTTGCGTGTCAGGAGGATATGTAGATGGTATCCCTTGCGTTGTTTGTGCCGAAGGTTTGCTGACAACTTTTCTTCCAAATTGATCCAGAAGAAGAGCAGATTCTTCTGGAGTTGTCTTCAAAGATTGAATGGCCTGAGCATCAGTATCATTGGCCCACTCAAGCATGTTTGAGACTTTTCCTTTTAAATTCTGATAGGTTTCATTGTTCCTAACAGCATTAAAATTCTTGGCGTCTGTTTGCTTGAAAAAATTATAACCAGACTGTTCAAACTCACGAAAAATATTACCAAGAAACGAAGGGGTTGAAACAGTACCCGGAACAAGAGCATTTGCGGCGTTCTGAACGTCGATCAAACCTTTGTCTATTGAAGGCTTTAATTGAGCTGATAGCGTTCCAATTGCGTCTTCAAAAGGCTTTGAAACGGCTCCGAGACGCTTCCTCAAAATATCGACAGCACTTTTTGCAAGCTCATCGGTAGTGATTCCTGTGTTTTTTCCGCCAAGTTCAGTTGCGTTGAGTACAATCAACCTTTTAAGCCCTTCCATTTGCTGAGGTGTAACTTCGGCTCCAATTGGCGCATTCTTAATTGCCTCAACAAGCCCCGGCTCACCAATTGCCTCGGAAACACCAAGCGGAACTCTTACGCCGGTAGAAGACTCAATTATATCTCGAATCTGAGAAGTCTCCAAAGATCCAACTCTGGGCGAGTATCTTGGCCGAAAGAATGTCGCCATCGCCCCTTTAAATCCTTCTCCGGTAAAAAATTCTTTTGCAGCGATTGCAGGCTTAACAAACTGTCTAGCAATCGGAATAACACCCTCGCTTACGACCGGCCCAGCCACCGCTCCCAATGCTGTTTCTCTTAATGCGGTTTTTCCTGCCTCGCCGTATTCGCCTTGAAGTAGCTCTGGAATAGCTTGAAAAGCACCAGATGCCGCTCCGCTTGTTCCTCCGATAGCTCCTCCTGCAAGCAACCTTGTTCCCAATGTTCCAGTTGTTGCCGCAGTGGTTAATGCTTCAGGAAGAAACGCAGGCGCAACCGCGCTGCCAACTATACCCAACGAAATGGCCAATTGTTGAGCGGCTCTTTTCTTTTCTTCTTCAGAAGTGGCAACACTAGGAGGCGCAGTCATTACGCCGGGACGCTGGAAATATGGCGTTACATACTGGCCAGACTCTCCTTGCACAGCTTTCTGCTCACCAATCTTACCCGCATCATCGACAGCCGCCTGAAGCTGTTGAGTTGATCCAGCTTGAAACATGCCTGCGTAAGGGTCAGGGCCGGTCCTTTGCGGAGCCTGATACTGCGCGGACATTGCGGAGGTGTCCGAAGGAGGTTGAGAAACGGAAACAGAAGCTTCAACAACTTCAAAAGGCTGATTAGGATCGAATGGCATAATTATTGAGCAACCTCAATGTAGGCGTTGGTTGTTTCGTCCAGTTCGTAAATTTTTCCACCCTGCTTAACACGCTTTGACTTTTGAGGAGCAGCCGTTTTTGGCTGACCATCAATCTTCTGAACGTCCATTTCTCCAATCATTCCAAATGGAGATTTCATCCGATCTTTGGCATCAAGGAAAAGAGTGCGAATCTCAGACAACGCTTGTTTAACCTGAGCTGGACTAGATTTCAAAAAGCTTTGATCAATTAGCTCCTTTGCTCTACGAGCATCAGCGTCTGTAAGCCGACCAGTCTCAGAAAGAAGACCTCTTGCAACCAAAGGAGTTAACGCTCCAATTGTTCGATTCAATCTTGTCTGAGATGGGTTTAATCCAATTCCAATTTTTGCCCCTCCGACAGCCTGACCAAATTCGCGCAATCCTCCAGAAATACTGAACGCTGCATCAATGTCTTTCGGATTAATGCTATCGATCAACGACAAGGCGCTATTGGCCGACTTGATGCCGTTAAAAAGTTGAGTTTGAACCGCTTGAGGCAAAGCTTTCTTAAACTCAAATTCACCAGAAGGTCCGACGATGATGTCTTGTCCACTCTTTGCAGCAGCAGCTTTGAGAACTTGAAACTTAGCGTCTTTTTGGTCGTCGGTAGCGCGTTGCCAATCTGCCAATGCAGCCGTCAAAGGTGACTTAGAGGCTTGCTTGCTTGCGGAAGCGGATTTTGCCATTTCCCCTTGCGCGGGAGTCAGTAAATTAGACGAAACCATTTGATCGATAGCTTCTGGCCCCGACGATGCCGCCGAAGCAATCTTAGCCGCAATACTAAGCCCGGATTCTTGAGCTGTTTTTTCAGCCATTTTTGGAGCAACCGAATCAAGAATTAACTTGGCCTTTCCCATGTCTATTTGGCCGTATTCATTTAAGCCATTATTGTTCTGCCAAACTACATCGTGCAGACCGTTTTTGTTAGCAAAACTAATAGCGTCTGCCAATTGATTTCCAACAATTTGTTTAGTTTCATTTGCTCCATTAATTAACCGGCGACGAGTGGAAAAATCGTCAAGCTGCTGACGATACTGATTTAGGATTCCTTGATTCTTAGTCGATTTGACCGGCTTAAAAGTCGGGAACGGAGCATTTGGATTTACGAAAAATTCATCAACAGATTGAACGTTCAATGCCATGTTGTCGGCATCGGCTAGTTCGTCCTCCTGATTCTTCATCGCACGGCCAAGCTCAAACGTCTGAACTTTGTTCTGAAGATCAGCCTGCCGCTGCCGCATAATCTGATCAGCAGTCTGCACCTGCAATTGCTCCATCATCCGCTTCTGCGTCTGTGCGCGGTCGTACAGCGATGCGCCTAGTTGAAATGCTTGAAGAGTTTCGTCGGCCATAAATTATGCCCAGTTAGAAGGATCGTTTGGTCCGCCGATGTTTGTCCGAGGAGTCGAGTAAATCTCAGGATCGAATGATGATGGGCGATATTGCCCCAATCCCTGCTGCATCTTCGCCCCGCCGTACATTCCGCCAGCCGTAGAAATCGCACTGCCAAACGCCGCCATCGTAGGATCAGGCATCGCGGCCACTTGAGCAGCGGTCATATCGCGATTGTACTGAGCAGATTGCTGCTGCTGCATCGCTCCAATTCGCTGTCCGGGAGTGACGAACATGCTGCTCACCGAGAACGGTTGCGCCATGCCCATTGTACGCTGCTGCTGGATAAAGTTCTGCGCTTGATTAAGACCTTGATTCTGGATCTGCATCGATGTCAGACCAAAGTCGCGAGCGGACAAGTTCCTGCCCATGCCCGTTCCACCGCCAAATCCTCCACCAAGCGCACGTCCTGCGGCAGATCGTTGAAGCTGAGATTGAACGTCCATCGAAACCTCGCCACGCAAGTTCGCTCCAATGTTCTTTCCAGCCTGCGAAATCAGTTGGTCATAACCGGGAATTGCGCGACGAAGCTGCTGCTCAAGAATGCCTTGTTCGGCGGCGGTCGTCTTAGTGGCCAATTCGGTTGACGATTCCAACGATCCAATATTCTGCTGAATCGCCTGCTTCTGTTCTGCCGCAAAATCAATCGGTCTGAACGCCGGAACCTTTGGCTTGCTGCCTTTACTCAGCAAACCACCAATAAGGCTTGATCCACCCGCGATTGCTGCTGCACCTAGAATTGCTCCCATAAATTAAAAAACCTCCTTCGCAAGACGATTGCCATTCTCTATCGAGAACACCTTTTCAGGTTCGTGACGTTGGATATTCATGGTAATCAGACGTGTAGCTTTCTCCTCGGGAAAAGCTCGCTCGTTATGAAAGCAATGAACCCATACATCGCGCAAAGTATCCACTTTAAAAAGCTCGCCCTCTTTGATTGTCATCACCCCATGCAATGACGCCCATTGATCGGCGTACTCCCTAAGCATCTGGACGGACGGAAGATGAACCTCGTAGCCAAATCGCTCCGTGCATTCTTTGGCCGACGACTCAACATCCTTCTTGACGTACACCTTGATCGAATCATGCACGACAGCCTTTGGCAGGTAGCCGTAGGTCGAGCAGTCAGCGACGTACTTGTATCGCATACGATACTTCTCGATCGACTTCTTCCAATCAGGATCAGTCGCACCCTGCTCATGTAGGCCAATGCAATCAGTCTCCAACGAGAAAAGGACCGACATAAATGCCGATCCGAATCGTGGCAACCCGCAGATTTGAAATAGTTTACCGTTCATTTTTTACGCACAAAGAAGTCCACGCAGCAGTCCGCGCCAAGATGAAGATGGCCGACTCTGAACCGGGAATCATACCCAATTCGCTGCATATTACTGCACTGTAAAGAGCCGCATTCGGGTGAAGATCTTTTCCAGCTTCTTTCATCCAACCGTGAAGCTGATTGATACGTCCGCTTGCTCTCGGGAAATCCGCCTCAATAATCTCGCGCACCCGACTCCATGCTGGATCGATGCTGTCCTTGAAGAACGAATTGCCAAAGCCGGGAATCTTCATGCCAGATTCAATGGCCGACTTCAACGCTCGCTCGTCGAATCGCTCGTAAACGAATCGGGCAGGACCAATCGGACCATGAGCATCGCCAAGCGTGAGGATAGCCGATGCGATTGCATTGGTTAGCTGTGCGCTTCCAAAGAAAGCGTTCACCGCAGCGCCAGAGCTTGAATTCTGATTGTTCCTGGCCGCCATGTCATGCGCGTCAAAGACAGCTTGAAGCAGCTCCATTTTCTTTGGAGTAGCTTCCGCTAGTGCGAAGTCGATGTTGAGCTTTAGAACCATTGCGAGAATCCACCGCCGTTTAAGCCGACGCCAACCATGCGGATCGTTGCAACCGCGTCACCTAGGTACTGCATCGTCTGCTCTTGCACAGCCTGAACAGCCTTTGCTTCGTAGGCCACTGCTTCCTGAATCAAATCGTTCTCCTCCTTACGAATCGCCATGACCATCAGCTTGATGGCGTCCGGCGAAGGAGGAATAAGGTAGTCGTTGGCGCTTGTGGCGTTGATATGACGCATCTTCGCCATCACCGTCACCGGCTTGTCCTCGTCGTTATTACAACGATCCGTCAGGTAGCTGCGACGGTACTGCGGCAAAGTTTCATCTGGGTCGTAAACTGCCAGATCAAGCTCCAGCAACGTCGTCGCGTTGTACTCGTACAGACGGCTGGCAGTGTTCGTCGCCTGACGAATGACGCCGGTTAGCTCGATGAACTTCTTGGTGGACTGAACGTACGGCAAAGCAAGCGTCAGCTTCTCTCCGTCAATCCACACGCCACCGGACTGAGTGCGAATCCAGTTTCCGTTCTGATCAACTCCTTGCAGCGTGATGGTCTTGCCAACGTCAGAAATATCACCCGGATAGACTCGCAGGTAGTTGTTAAGGCCACCAGATACGTCACGGTAAGACACGACAGTGCCACGATCAACAAGCTGCTTGCCGACGCACCCTCCATTGTTCTCCCCAAGCAATCCATAACCGGATTCCTGAAATTCAAACCATTGATTGCGAACCGTGCCGACGCCGCAGCAATCGGCTACGGACTCGATGGTTTCAATCTGGCGCGGCCAAGTGATGCACCCACCTACAGTGTGAATCGTGAAGCGTCCGTACGCGCCTGCCCACAAACCCTTGTGTAGAAGCCTTCGACACGCCTGATTGATGTAATCATAAACGCGCTGATCATCGACACATGTGCCGATAACCCGAGCGATAGTCGAGCGAATGTCCTGAACGATGAGCTTCATTTGGTGTAGTAGACTCGGCCAGTTCGCTTGATGAAGTAAACGCCGTAGAAAGGAGGCAGGTTGTTGTGGCCCAGAGTGGCTTGACTGTCGTTGTTTGTCTTGTCTGCGGTGGTAGTTCCAATCTCACCAGATAAAATCGACGGACCCGGACCGCCGCCTCCGGTTCCGGCTGCACCTTGAATCTGCAAAGTCGCATAAGATCCAAGACCGCTCCACGCTTTGTTGACGAAATTAAAGTCGTCGTTATTGGGTATAGCTAACTGCCCTATGCCGTGCGTGTGGTCGTTGAAAGCCGTTTCTGCGGTAGTTAGAAGATGCTTGTCCTCACCTGCAATCAAGCTTGTGGTTGAGGATGTGTTGACGTAAACCGAGCCACTAGCCGCAAAAGTTCCAGCGCCAACCGGGAATTTGGCTTCAAGCGCAGTGTCAATTTCCCACATTGATCCGGTTGTAGTATTTCCAACCCACGCCGATCCATCGCCACCGTCATAGTAAAGAACGTCGTTGGAGCTTCCGACAAAGATGCGTCGCTCAAAACCTTGTGGTACAGCAGGATTTTCTCTCGCCCAGTAACCATTTACTCGGACGTACCAGTTTCCCTTGTCGTCTAGCCACGGATAAACTTGATTGGCCAGCGACGGCGGATTTGCTCCAAAATTGAAGAACGAGTTTCCAATCGTGCTGTTGAAAACGGCTTGCGTCCCTCCGATGATATCGTTGGTCAACTTCTGATAATTTGCAGGGCAGTAATTTACCGGAAGACTCGGCGGAACAAGCGTGATGAGGTTTAGGTTTGGCATGCTATGCGAGATTGTTTTGGGGTTCCGATGTGTAGAAGAACGGGTTTACATCGCAAGCTTCAAGAGTTTTGCATCCTTCGAATACGAGGCACTCGCCCACCGAAGGTTCCTGAACGTCGTAAGCGTGAACTCGAATGCTCTTGATGCGACAATATCCCGTAACAGTCAGGCTCATTTGAACCTCGTACATGTTTCTTGTCGGCGTACTGATCGAAGAATTGCACGGGACATCCGATGGAGTCGGCAAGCGCATCTTCGGCCTGTACTGCGGCTGGAAATTGGTTATCGGGCAAAGATCCAAACACTGATTGGTTGTCGCGCATTCAGACCAATCTGCCCACTCAAGCCATCCGGGATACTGGTCGGGTCGATACTCGACGTTGAACGAAACATCTCCGTCTAGCGAGTCGATGAAAATGTCGCCTGAATCAAGCCGCTTCAATCCAAACGGAATCTCGAAGTTGTAGGCGCGGGTTTGAACCAACCATTGAATTTCTTTTTTCCCATCAGCTAAATTGTAGTCGAACTTTTCAGACTTCGTGATTTCCCAGATCTGAAGAGAATTGTCCGAACCGCGCACAATGCTGAAGCACTGATCGCCGTAAACGCTTTCAGTCTTCAAGATCTGCATCACGTTCAATCCGGTCCAGATTCCAGCCCAAGCAGGAGGAAACTTTTTCCGCATTGAAGTAATCAGGTCGAAATCCAAAACAGCCAGAGCTTTATGCGTAACACCAAGAGCATCATACCTTGGCTGAGACGTCATCAGCACTCGATTGTCAAACACAACCGCAGAACTAGACCACAATAGGTTGACCTGATCGTTTTCGACGATGTTTAGAATCTCGTTGCTGATGGGCGTATTTCCCCAGTCATTGAACGAGCGACGAGCGATGATGAACGAACGGATGCCATCGACCGCACGGTAGAATACATCGCCGTTGATCGTGATGGTTGAACGCGCTCCCAACGCTCCACTAGTCAGCAAGCTAATGGCCTGAATCGGATAGTTCAGATTCTTCCAGACATCACGATCAACCGGAGCGTTTATGCTGAAAATGTATCTCGGAGTGAAGACAAGAAGCGGACCTTGCCCAAGCGACGTGTCTGGATTACCGGGGACGGCCATTGCCGTGATTCCTCCTGAATCCGACGGAACCGCAAAGTCTCCACCTTCGTTGAGGAAAGTATTCTCAGTTTCCTTAAGAACGCTGGCTCGCGTTCCATCTCCATAAACAATGTCGCCAGCCCTGAATGAAAATCCATCTGGAAGCGAGTACCAGATACGTCCGTTGACGTAGGCCATTACTCTTCCGCATTTGATTTCGTCATCAGCCGCTCGGCGCAGACTTGATCCGTTAAATATCAGCGGTGTGCTAAAACCATCTTGAATGACCACAAAGTTTTCGGCTTGAACCATCCAGCCATCCAAAATGTTGTCAGGATTCTTTAGGGCATCGCTTGTGCTGAGACTTTGAGCCTGATTCTGCTCCGTGTCATAGAGCCATACTTGACCTCCAACGAGCATCAGTATGAACGTACGCCCGTTATCAGAAATGTAAGGAATTGCGCACTGAAAAACACCGTTGATTGACGTTGGTCCGTAGCACTCCTCCGACCAGCCATCAGCCGTAACATTGATCTGATCAGCCGTAATCTGATCATTATCAGCCGTGATGGTGACGCAGATTCCGAAGTCTTTCTGAACGAAGCCGGGTCGAGGAGAGATGAATCCTTGTCGAAAACTAGAGTTTACCGCAAACGCCACCTGATTCTTGTCCACCTCAGACGGCATCACACCAGCGTCAATGCCACCCTCAAAGGTGACAGACCCATCCGTGTACCGCCGTGGTGCGCGTTCGCTCATGGCTTAAGCCTGAATCCGTTGGATGGAGAAGGATGAACCTATCTCTAGATAAAAATCATTTACCGCAGAAGACAAATAAATTTCATAAAAATCAGATGCAGAAGCTTGATCTATAAATTCAACAAAAACAGGCTGATCACTGGTAATAGCAAAAGGAACACGAAACGCCAAACATGTATAAATAGGAATGTTATTTTTTCTAATTGACACAACCATGTTGCAAGCACCACCGACAGCCGTAGGCTGAATCAGCGAACTTATTCGATAGTATCCAGAATACGGAGCAACAAATCTTCCAGTTGCAGCAGTAAATGCTGATGCCGTATCGATTCCAGAATAAGTTGCTAACGGGTAGGTAGTAGAATTAAACGGATTTGCAGTAACGCTAATTTGTGGCGAATTTGACGTAACTCTCCGCGTAAACGTGACGTAGTTGAATCCGGCAATAGAAGGAGCCGAAATGGTAATGTTTCCAGCAGTGTTAGTTACTACAATTGGGCTGCTTGCAATTATTTCTTTTTGAAGATAAGTCGTTCCATCTCCAACTGGAATTTTGTTCAGCGGAGAAGTGATTAGGTTTGTCCCACCTTTTGCAATCGGAAGAGTTCCAAAAATGTCCGCAACCGGGACAACAGCGGAAGTTGTTACAGCGCCAACTCCGGTCGAGCCGAGCGTCTTCATGTAACCGGCAGCTAGAAGCTCAAGCGCGGTTTCATTCGTAAGCGTCGCATCTTGAGTACGGCAAATGTACGATGCGGTCTTAGGGGCGTCCCCTGCCGCTCCGGTTGCCCCCGTGGCACCAAGCGCACCTGCCAGAGTCACAAGAGCGTTGGTCGGTATGATCGTCGTAGGAATCGCATTTGGGATTCCAAGAACGCCTGCAAGTGGATTTTTAAGCGTTACATTGAGTCCGGTGACATCCGTTACCTGCAAGTATCCGCATCCCTGAACCGACACAAAAAACTGTCCAGCAACCGACTCTGGAAGAAACGAAGTTGCGGCAAGCGGAACTACGACCGATACACCAAACGCTGGAACTGTAAACTGCGCGGTTGTGTAGCTAAACGAGTCAGCGCCGTTCGTGCCATTCGACCCGTTAGCTCCCGCAGCACCTTGAGGGCCGGGGACGTTCACGACAACCGGATCGGTATCGCAAGGCTGACAACAGCCGGATGAAGAAACAAGTTGCGACGGCATATTTTTCCTTTGCCAGACGGTCAAGTCCAGCGAGAACTAATGCAAGGCCAAACTATGCCAGAGCAAGTGTCAGAGCATCCATTGATCGACCACAAGTATGGGATTCGTTCCCCCGTCAAGATTCCAGACCTAGAACTGGAACTCTACGCATTCCGAAATCGGCTCCAACCAAATGAAGGAGGTCTAGGCACTTTCGATCATTTTCGTAACGCCACGAAAATGTTATGGCCGAAGATGAGCTGGAACCCTTGGCTTGAAGCTCAAGTAGAAGGTCTTTGCGAGCATGACTACGTTGGATGGGCAGGCTGTGGAGCAAGCGGAAAGACTTTCGGCGCGACGCTCTTTGCGACTGTTTGGTGGTTGGCCAATCCATCCAAGACAACCGTTGTTCTCACGTCTACAACGGCAAAGATGATCCGAAAGCGTATGTGGGCAAATCTTCAGGATCTTGTTCGGAAATCGCGAGGATTCCCCGGAAACATGGTCGATTCGAAGATGAGTCTTCAAGCCATCAAAGGCGACGACCGGCATTCTATTTCCGCTATCGCCGTCGCAGAAGGTAACACCTCAAAGGCTGTGGCCAACATTCAGGGCATCCACGCCGAGCGTGTGATGGTTATTATTGACGAAGCTACCGATACGCCCGAAGCAGCGTTCGAAGCGTGTACAAACCTTTCTAAGGGTTGCCGCGAGTTCAAGATGCTCGTCATCGGTAACCCTGCCTCAAAGTTTGATCCGCACGGACGCTTCTGCACTCCTGCGAAAGGTTGGCGCAGCGTAACAATTGAGGACCAGCACTGGCTGACAGAACGCGGGATGTGCCGACGCTTTGACGGCGTAAAGTCTCCGAACATCAGTGAGGGGCGAACAAAATATCCATACCTCATCACTCACGATCAGGTCTTGTCAGCGATGCGCCATGAGGGCGAGCAGAGTCCTACGTTCTGGAAGTACACACGCGGATTCTGGAGTCCTGATGGCATGGTGAAGACAGTCTTGTCCGAATCGCTCATCGAGACGCACACACCTACAAAGAATTTGGTGTTTACCACCAATGTCCAAGTCGTTGCCGGTCTTGATCCGGGCTTTGGTGGCGATAGATGCGTCCTTCGCTTTGCCAAGGTTGGAACCGCAAACGACAAACTGAGCATACTTTTTCAGGACATCATCCAAATATCCCCCAATGCGCAGCTAACCGAGCCGGTCCATTACCAGATAGCCAATCGAGTCAAAGAGGAATGCAACAAGCGAGGTGTTCCACCTGACAGGTTTGCTCTTGATTCAAGCGGCGAAGGTGGCGGTCTGGCCGACATTCTGACTCGCGAATGGGGTGTGGTTCATCGCGTAGAGTTCGGCGGTTCTCCGTCAACGATTCCCGTCAGCGACGAGGACAGCAGGCCATGCAATGAGGCTTACGATAGAAAGGTGACTGAGCTATGGTTCTCGATGCGCAAATGGGCTGTTGAGGAGCGTCTTGGCGGAATGGACATCGAGACTCTTCAAGAGTTCTGCGCTCGAATGTTTGACGATTCCAAGCGAAAGATATCCGTCGAATCGAAGACCGTGATGAAGCAGCGGACAGGAAAATCGCCTGATTTGGCCGACGCTGCTGTAGTCTTGCTTGATCTAGTGCGCAAAACTGCGTCATTTGAGCCTCGCTCGACCAAGCTGGATAAAGTGTGGGAAAAACTAGTCAGGGACGCTGACTCAATTTATTACGAAGGAGACGTATGAGTGGGTACAAGGTGTTGAACGAACACATGGTGATTCCCGGCGGATGGAGCTATCGAGTTCCTGAAACCGGAATCGAAATCGCCGGAGGATCATGGCCGCAACTCCATGAGTTTATCCGCAACCATTATACGGCGAACGCGATTAAAATTCCCGCCAACCTTGACACATTAATCACCGAATATGCGTGTCGTAACGGTGCCGATTGCTCTTACGACGAGGTTAACATCCCCAAGCCAGCGGGTTTGAAATCGCTTCAGCTCGGAGATGTCATCCGATTCAGCATGAGCCTTCTGCACGGTCTTACCGTTGGCGGCGGCAAAGTTGGTCAAGCGGAAGCAAATCGACGCGCAAACATCTGCTCAACTTGTTCGTTCAATCGAAAGCCGCTTGGATGCACCGGCTGTAACGCTCGCGTCCTGAAGGATGCTGTTAAAACTTTTTCTCAACACGGCAGCACTCCAGTAGACGAAAGTCTGCAAAGCTGCGAGTTTTGCGGTTGCTTCATCAGGAGCATGGTTTGGTTTCCCATTGAAACCCTTCATAAATTCTCGGACGCTACAGAGAACGAAAACCTCCCAGCTCACTGCTGGAAAAAACGATCATGTACGGAAACCTAGCCCAACTACCGCTCGAAACCATTAACGAGGAGGGCAAAGCCCCGGAAACTCGTATCGCCGATGCGGCATCCGCTCGCGAGATATTTCAGAAGCTAATCATGGCCGATGAGCTTCGCAATAGCACTCGCGCAAAGCTTCGCGGACTCGTTGATGGAAATCCTCCGTACAATCCAGCGGAACTACGCCGTAATAACCAAGCGTTCCGCACCAACGTCAACTTCCGCGAATCGGAAGCATTCCTCACGTTGGCCATGTCTTCCTTCTACGACGTGTTCGCCGAAGTGCCGACGTACGCAAATGTCCGTACCGCTTACGGTAATGACATGGATAAACGGGAGGAATGGTCGAAGATCATCACCGAGGAGTTTGATCGTCTCCAGAAGCTCGACAAGGACTTCGATTACATCATGCAGCTCTCGCAGCGTGAGATGGTCCTCATCGGCGATGGTCCGCTCATCTTCGAGGACAACACCAACTGGCGATGCAAAGCCATCATGGCGACGGATCTGCTCGTCCCCGATGGCACCAAGTCTAACGTCAGCGACTGGAAGGTAGCCTGCGTCCGCACTCGCATGGGCGTGGATGACCTGTTCGAGAAGATCCAAGATGAAGAGGCGGCAAAAGCTTCCGGGTGGGACGTTGACTATGTTCGCGAGCGTATTCGTGCGGCGATGCCCGAACCGTATCGCTCAGGTGTGCAGTACGATTGGGAGTTCTTCCAGAAGCAGCTTCGCTCGAACGACATTACGTTCAGCGCACGTTCCGAGGTGGTCTTGATGTGCCATGTTTTCTACAAGGAATTCGATGGTCAGATCAGCCATGCCATCATCGATGAACGTGATAGCGAGAGCTTCATGTACCGTAAGCTTCGCCGGTTCACCCGGTGGGAGCAGGTCATTCACCCGATGTATTACGACCGTGGCGACGGCGAGCATCACGGTGTAAAGGGTCTTGGCATCAAGATGCTTCAAGCGATGGAGCTGAAGAATCGTCTTCGTTGCTCCATGGTAGACAGCGCGTTTGCGCGGACTCAAATTCTGTTCCGACCCCTGAACGCCAACGCTCTCAGCAAGACCAGCGTCGTTCAACAAGGACCGTATGCGATACTTCCTCCAGACTACGAAGTCATCCAGCAGAACATTGCCGGTGTTCTGGACGCTCCTATGGCGGTCAACGCGGATCTTGAGAATGTTCTGCAAGGCAATCTCTCTCAGTATCGCCAATCGCTCAACAAGACTGGCAACCCGAGAACTGCCACCGAAATGCAGATCATTTCGTCGCAGCAATCGGCCATCGGTA